TATGCTCTATTATAAGAACCATTCATTCCATTAATAACAACATCCTCTTTTACATTATCTCTATTAGAAAAAGAATCTCTATTCTTTAAATAGTTCTTATAGGCGTCTCCATTCCAAATGTGACAATCATTATCAACAAGATATTTGATATTTGTATCACCACGTAAGAACCATAGTAATTCAGTTATAATACCTTTCATATACATTTTTTTAGTAGTAATTAAAGGAAATCCTTCAGACATTTTATGTCTAATTTGTCTACCAAATACTGATATTGTTCCTGTCCCTGTTCTATCTTTCTTCTCAATTCCATTATCAAGAATATCTTGAAGTAAATCGGTATATTGTTTATCTAGTTTATTCATCTTTTATAATAATTTTTACATTCTTTTTGAATACATCCAATAGAAGAACCAAAAAATATAAATCTTTTTATTTCAGTTGATTTACATATTGGACAAGTTCCATAAGTGCCTTCTTTAAGAATCCTAGTAATTGGTCTTACTGACTTTTGTGGTATTTCATTATTCATTAAATTTATTGATTTTTTCTATAATCTTATTAATTTTTTCTACTTTTTGGTTGTGGTTATTAAATATATTCTTCATAATCTCAGCATCTATTGACTTAGATAATTCTTCGGATAACATTGAAGTCAATTCATTCTCTAAATCTATTCCATAGTGTTCTCCAATATTCTCTACATTCTTTTTATGTTTCATTTAAGATCTTTTTTTTTCTTCATCTGAAAGAAGTCCTTTTCCAAATTGTTTAACTCTTTCAGAATATCTCTCTTTAACTCTTTCGGAAATAGGAATAGAATTTCCTTCTTCATCTATACGAACAAATTTGATATTAGTTTGAGTAACAACATCCTGGTCACCCGTATAGACATTATGTTTTCTGACTTCTATATAAAGAGATACTGATGTTCTTCCAAATTCTATAACTCTACCATAGATTTTAATTAAATTACCAACTTTAACAGGCCTTTTAAATATTAATTCATCTATTTTAATAGTTACTATTCTAGGAGTATCACAAATTTGGGCGGCATAAGAAGCAGCTGCATCATCAATTAATGACATCATTGTTCCACCAAACATATTATTATGAATTCCTATTTCAAAAGCTTTACAAATATGTGTTGTTATTAACTCCATAATAATTTTTTTTAAATTTATTCTGGATCCAAATATTTCTTGTTCCAAATTTTTGTTTATGACAAATATCTTTATTATTATAAAATTTAATCCATTCGTCTATTCTAGACTTATATATGGGATTAGTCCAAGTTATCAATTCACCACCACCAAATGAGTACGATTCAGATATACATTTATGAATCATTTTAAATAAATTATCTAATTCATCCTTGGAAAAACTTTTCAAAGTTCTAAAAGGTTCTACATCTAACCTACCAACAATTTCAGAAACTAAGTATGCACCAATTCCGTTAAAATATTTTTGATCTAAAAGAACTTCACAGATCGATTTATCAAATGCCTTATTATCGATGTTTTTTATTATATTTAATTTAAAACTTTCAAATTCCTTCATTATATCTGGACCTCTCTTAACTCCCTTAAATCCACCAACTCGATATTTTGGACCCAAGTATCCACCATATAAAATTAGGGAATTACCAATATTCGAATCAAGTCGCATTCTAACAAATTTGGTTTCGTTCCATTTATCAGTAGGAACCCATTTCCAATTTCCAGACATACCCATGAATACAGAAATTTTCAAATTTGTGATATCACTATTCAAATAAAGAATAAATTCCTTTCCATTATTATCAGATTTAATCATAAATTCATCAAAACTATTAGGTAATTCAAATAAAAAAGGTTTATTTCCCCTTTGCACATGATATATTTTATTAAATTTTATATCCTTTGATACACTATTAACAAAATCTGACATTATCATTAATTCTACAATTTCTGGCATAATTTTTAATACAGTTGATATGATATATAATATATAAATAAAAATAAAATTGTTTATTAAAACTAGAAGTATATTAAAAGAATATGTTGAATCAATAGATAATTGTGATTCAAAAGAAAGTTTAATAATAGATCTTAATAAAGTAAGATTAATTATTAAAAATAATAGAAGCTTTGCCTTTTTTCTAACGAAAAATAAAATAGTTTCTTCAAAAATATTGGACCTATTAAAATATAAAAATACAATTAGTGAGACTGTTTACAGACATATGAATAATATTAATTTTGATATTAAGTGTAAATGTGGTAATCTTGTTAAATATGTTAATAATAGTATTGGATATAGAGAAAATTGTGGTCTTCAAAATTGCGAATTTGTAAATAAAAAAAGAAATATATCAATAAAGAAATCGTTTGATATTAAATATGGATGTCATCCAATGAGATTAGAAAAAACGAAAATAAAACAAAAAGAGTCTGTTAAACAACTCTATGGAGTTGAAAATGTTTTCCAGTCGAGTGATATAAAAGAAAAAATAAAATTAATAAATTTGGAAAAATATGGAGTTGATAACCCTAGTAAGTCCGAAGAAATAAAAAATAAGGTTAAAAAATCAAATATGATTAAGTATGGTGGTCATCCTATGCAGATAGAATCCACTTATATTAATAATCTAATATCCAGAGTAAAATTCAAAGACTATATACTACCATCAGGTAACTTAATAAGAGTACAAGGATATGAAATATTTGGAATAGAATACCTATTATCAATATACAATGAGGAAGATATAATCTGTGATGTTAAAAGCTTAAACAAATTATTGGGAATAATAAAATATAAAGATAAAAATCAGGAAAGAAGATACTATCCGGATTTTTACATTAAAAGTATAGGTAAAATCTATGAGATAAAATCTATATGGACGTATAAAGCCAACATCAATAAGAATAATTTAAAAAAATTAAGATGTTTAGAGATGGGTATAGATTTTGAATTTCTAATTTTTGATTACAAAGGAAATCAAATTGTAGTCGAAAATTGAATATCACACTTCACCTACTAACCATGTATAGGACAATTTTTACTATAAATTTTACGACCAGTGCCAAGAGCATCCATATTATCAAGTTTAGGACATTGACATTTAGGTAAATTCCAGAATCTATGATATTTAGAATCAACTTTGAATTTCCACAATTTTTGCAATTGAAAATCTATTTGTTCAATAATTTTACTTAGTTTTTTTAAATTAGTTATATCATCAGTATTCTCCATCAAGGTGAGATAACAATTTCTCACCTTATGAAGATTTTCTATTTTTTTAACTCCTTCTAAATTAATATTCTGATTAGAAAATAATCTAGCATTTACTATCGAAATTTTAGATGCAAATATATTAGACATTATACTCCTTGATATCATGTTCGTTAAATGGTTTTCTTGGTTCATTTGAAATTAATTCAAATATTTTACATTGTCTAAGTATGTATTCAGAGTGAACAATATTTTTCTCATTAGCATGTCCAATAGTCAAGTGAAGTCCAAAATAAGGATCTCTTGTTAATCCAAGAGCCTCTCTAATAGTCTCAGCATCTGGGCAGTGTACTCTTAACCACCAGTGTTTACCGTCACTTCTTGGTTCAGTTTCAATATAGAAATCAATTTCTTTGCCATTAAATATTCTAGAAGCTTCATCAAAAACTAATTTTTCTAGTTTATCTGATATAAAAGTAACGTGAGTTCCTCTTAAGTTCTGATTTAATTCAAGGTTAAATCTTTTTTTCAAAAACCAAGCATAATATCGATCCATATCACAATTTGTACGAATCATTGCGACACGTTTCCAAGAAGATTGGTTTTTGTGTTTTCTGGTCACATCTTCCGGGCTAAAATCTAATATACCTTTTATCTTGATTAACATAATACAAAGATACAAATTTTATATATAAAAACAAAAAAATTCACAAAATGATTGAAAACGATTTAAAAAAGAATGCTCTTACAGATGATGAGCAACTTTTACTAAGAGAAAAATTTATAAATGAGTATTCTAAGAAGAAAGGATGGAATGCTAAGGAATTGACATCAACACAAATGTTAGAGATAGCAACACAAAAGGAATATAAAAATCCTGGAATTATATTAGGTTAATTAGAATATCAGTTTATAGAAATATCGACATTTGTGAATAATGCAATTGTCGATATTTTTATTAATAAAACTAAATTTAATTAAAAACTATAATAACAAAAATAAAATATCGAATGGTATTAAATTGCATAATTGACGGAAACTATATACTTTCAAGATTAGTATTTACTCTTCATAAAAATAATTTGTTATATGGATCACTTACACAATCATTAGAAAATACTATAATAAACTACAAAAAGTTATACTCATTTTCTAATGTTTATTTGGTTTCAGATTCTAAAGAAAAATCTTGGAGAAAATCTTTAAATTCAAACTATAAATCTACTCGTAAAAAAGATTCAGATATTGATTGGACATTTGTTTACAAAACATATGATGAATTCAAAAGAAATCTAAAAGGTACAAAATTATTAGAGTTCCCTAGAATTGAAGGTGATGATTGGATATCTTTTTTAGTTCATAAAAATAATGATATAAATCAATCTAATTTTATTGTATCAAATGACCATGATATTAAGCAACTTATAAGATTTAATCTTGATTCTGAATGGATAAATTTTATGAGTAATGAAATGTATAATAAAGAAAAAATATTCTTACCAAAAAACTATCAAATATTTTTAAATAAAGTTAGTAAAAAGAATAATGATGATATTTTTAATTTAAATAATAATAGTGAATTTCTATTATTAATGAATAGATTTATTAATAAATATCAATTATCAGAAATTGATAATTTAGAATCCTTATTAATCAAAATTATTTCTGGCGATACAAGTGATAATATACAATCAGTTTATCAAACAAACAAATCTGGTAAAATAAGAGGAATCGGTGCTAAAGGTGCTTTTTCAATTTATGAATCATATCTATCAGAATTTGGTGAGCCATCATTGAAAGATCCAGACTTATTTGAAAATATTGCTGATTTGATTTGTGAAAAGAAAAAAATATCTAAAACAAACATTGAAAATATAGTTGAAAGAATTCAAGATAATATGAAATTAATTGATTTAAGAATTGATAATTTACCAGATCAAGTAGTTAATGATATGAATAGTGTTTATAATAATATTTAATAGTTTATTACATGGAAATAGAAGATAGCTTATCCGCAATTTTTAATGCAATGTTTAGAAATAAAAATAATTGGAAATATGTAACAAGTGACCAAAAAATAAAGTATTTTTTTATTTTTAATCGTTACTTTTCTAAAAAATATACAACAAATTCACAATTATTAAATAATAAGAATGTGGATAAAGGTACCTCATTAGATTTATGGTATTATTTTATGTTAGATAAACCTTATCCTGATTGGTTTTGGTCAAAAAGTCGAAATTCTGAAAAAAGTAATATATCTGATAGTGATTTTAAACTACTTCTAATTAAATTAGATTTAAATAAAAAAGAAGATTTAATTTATTTAATTAATAACTATCCAGATATTATTCAAGATGAATTAAAGTTTTATAAAACAAAAAAGTAAAAATAATAAAAACAAATAATAAAATATGGAAATGAAATTTTATGCAGTTAGAACACAAAATAATAGAGAAAAAAGTGTTTTAGAAAAACTTAACTTAGAACTATTAAGAGAAGGATTAAGTAATATTATAGGTAGATATATAATTCCAACTGAAAAAATATTTAGTGTGAAAAATGGTAAAAAAATTGCTAAAGAACGAATTATTTATCCAGGTTATTTATTTATTGAAACATCACATACTGGTGAAATTAATAATTTTCTGAAAGGAATAAAAGGAGCATCTGGTTTTGTTAGAACAAAAAGTGGTGATATAAGTCCATTAAAAGACTGGGAAGTTAAAAGAATGTTAAATGATCAAGAAGTTAGTAATACTATTACAACAGATGGTACATTATTTTCACCTGGTGAAGAAATTAAAGTTATTGATGGTGCTTTTACTACTTTCAAAGGAAAAGTATATAGTGTTGATGAAGAAAAGAAAAGACTTAAAGTTGAAGTACTAATTTTTAGTAGACCAACAATGGTTGAATTGGATTTTATTCAAATAGAAAGGGTATAAGTAATATGGGAAGCTTTGGGAATATGATTCCAAAAGAAAGAAAAATATATGGAAACTGGCAAGTGAAATCACCAGAAGGAATACTTATGTTCCGATGTGATGAAAAAAAGGCTATGTGGTATGTTAAAAGAGATTTAGGTGAAATAATTCAAGATAATCCAAAAGTTGTTAAATTAAAATTCAAACCTAATGGTCTTGGTAATCATGATAAAAAATATGGTTTAACTGAAATGTTTAATAATTGTGTTGTTTGTGGTACTGATAGTTATTTAACTAGACATCACGTTATTCCTTATTGTTATAGAAAATTCTTTCCTGAATCTATAAAATCTCATAATTTTCATGACGTTCTTTCACTTTGTATTGATTGTCACGAAAATTATGAAAGAAAAGCTACCGATTTTAAAATCGAATTGGGTGAAATTTATAATGCACCAATTAATGGAGATTTATTAGATAATAAAGATTTAATGAAGATTAGAAGATTAGCTAGTTGTTTAATTAATAACTCTAATCAAATGCCTAAATCCAGAATTATTGAAATCAAAAATGAAATTAAAACATATTTTGGTTTAAAGAAACTTCATATAAAACGACTTCATAATTTAATGAATTTAGAGTTTAAAGTTATAAATAAAACACATGGTGAATTAGTTGTAAATAAAATTGAGGATATCAATAAATTTATGAAATCTTGGAGAAATCATTTTATAGAAAATAATAATTGTAAATTTTTACCAAAAGACTGGTCAGTAGAATGAGACAATATGATAAAGAATTATTAGATAAAATAAATAAAGCTGCTAGTATAATTGCTTTAAAAACTAGACAATCTGGTGCTAGTTGGATGGTGGCTTCTGCATCTGCATCAGCAGCAATTTATTCAATAACTAATACGAAAATATTGAAAATATCGAAAATATTAAAAAATATAAAAGAATATAATGATAGATGTAAAAATATTTGATAATAATAAAGAAGAACCGATAACAGTTTATATAAATGATGATATTGATTTTACTTCATTAAAAATATTATATGAAAATTGTATTAGAGTTGGGTCTGATGAAAATTTAAATATAACTATAGCTACTATACATCCAAGTCTTTGGTTTGGTGAAATATTTGAGTATATACAAAAAACAGTAAAAATAGTCACAAAACTTCCGTCATTTAGATTGATAAAAATTGAAAATAATCAATTAGTTTATTTTGATAGATTAGTAAAGACTTTAAATTTTAATTCAGATGCTGAGTTAAAAACTTTTTTTGAAGAAGATTGTAAATATAAATCATTGGCTATGTTTTCAATTTGTAAATATTTGGATGTAACTAACTTATCAGTAATATGGAGAGTTAAATGTGTTGATATTACAACTAAAGAAGAAATCAGAGATAAGAAATTAGATAGTATTATTAATTAATATATACATTATTAGGATTAATCAAGTTTCGTTTGGGTATGTGTGATAGGGATTAATTCATAAAATATAATAAATTTATGGATTCTGATGAAGATAAACAAAAAAAAATTATCAACAATATTTCTAATTGTAGGAATGTTCTTGAATCCGATGGGTTTCGACGCAGTTCAGTTGATTTTGATCAAATTAACAGGTTCCTTATTAAATGCCAATTTAGTATTATATTGCCTTGCAGCATTCTGTTTTGGATTATATTTTTACTTCTCAGGTAATAATCCAATAAAAGAAATTCCCAACATTATTTTAAGTATCTATAATAATAAAATTAAACATTATTTTAAGAAGTAATTTCATTTATTAAAACAATGTTTTAATATATAAAACATGAGAATTAATGAAAATGTCGCATTAGCAAAAGCCATTTTAAATAAACAAGGAATTACAACTGATTCACCAGAATATAAAGACTATCTTAAAATAAGAGAAATCTGTGGAACAGGACATGGATATGTAGGTATTCTAACTAGAATAAGATTTCAAGATGGTGTGACTGACATGGATGAAATTATATCAATTTATGAAATTTTGAAGAATAGTAAAATAGATGTTGGTAAGTTAAATAAAATGACTTACGATGATATATTAAATATCTTTTATGATGAATTTAAAACATCTGAAAAGAATGAGGATTATGAAGTTTTATTTAAAGATAGTGAATATACTTATTATCAAGTACACACATATAAAGGTATTATGAAAACAGGATCACCATCTTGGTGTCTAAAGACAAAAAGTAATTGGGATGAATATCAATCTGTATATCCAAAACAATTTGTAGTTGTTAGTAACAGATATAAAAATAGACTGGTTGTTCCAGATGATGATATATTGTCAACATATTCATCTAAAAAAGGATTTGTTAGGTTTGGAATAAGTGTTAATGATAGTAATGCAAATGGTGTGGTAAAATGGACAGCATGTGATGATAATAATAGAAAATGTGAATTTGAACCAGATAATTGGACATTTTGGGGTGTTATGTGTACACTTTTAAATGTTTTAACAGGTATTAATAAATCTTATTATGATAGTTTTAGAGGTTGTAGAAAATTAGACGGTACAAAAAGTTGGCATGAAATAATAAATCCAGAAACTGCATTTGAAAGATTCAATTTTCCAAAAGATTTTTTTGATGAAAAGTTTAAATTATATATGACATTATCAACTACCTATTCAAGTAGGCCTGCAATGTTAGTAATGTCTGATTCTTGTCCTCGTATTTTCTATCCAACAAGAGCAAAACATGATGTTAAATTTTCAAATCTATCTACTGAGGTAACAAAAAAAATATTAGAAGATTATGCCAATCAGTCAAATAGCGTAATATTCTATGGTATTAAATTAAAAAAGAAAACAGTGGATTTAGATGAAGTTAAAAAGAATAAAGATTTCATTACAATGGTTGATAATTGGATTATTTTTAACCGAAATAAGTATATAGTGGCTGTAAATTCTAATCCAATTGAATATAATTTACCAACATTAACCGTTATACAAGAACAATTTAATTTCGGAGATGAAGATCCTTTATTTTTTTACATAAAAAAAGATGGAATGATACCAGTCGGGTGGACAGATAATTTAATAGTTACGGACTATCACCAAAAAGTAATTGATTCAATTACTGGTAAAAATTCAACTATTAATGAACCAGAACCGCGTGTTAAAAAATTCTGGGATCTATTTAAAAAGAAATAACCCTTTTGTTTTTTAGAGAATATTCAATAAAAAATTTTAATATATAAAATATGAAAGTAATAAAATTTATTGATTTTGTAAATGAAAATTTACACGACACTCCAGAGGAATATATTAAAATTACACTTAATAAATTAAAAAAGAAAATTGAATCTTTTTTTGAAGATAATTCACCAGAATCCGGAGATGAAAAATTCATAACTATGAGTGACGCTTTAAAAAAAGGAAAAGAACAAGAAAAGAAAAAGTCTGAAATATCTTTTTTAGAACTAGGTTTAAGTTTAGAAAGTTCAGAGTTAAGTAAATATTCTGCTTTAAATGATAGTATTAAGTTTATAATGTCTGATGAAGATTCTAGATATGATTTAACAATTATAATTCCATTAGATGAAGTAAATTTAACTGACAAAACTAAAGATTTTTCAGATAAAGATATTAAAAAATGTTTTATTAAATTTAAAAAATATGATATGAAAAATAATATAGAATTAGTTGGACAAATTAATAAAAATGTTAGTATTAGTTCTATAGATGAAAATCTTTTAATTGAACTTAAAATTCAATTAGATGATGAATACGGTGCTGATGATGAAAAACTAGAAATAGAAACAGAATAGGGGAATAAAATACTCAAATAAATAGAGTATGTATAATATAGTAACTAAACCCTCAATAATTGATTATATTAAAAAATCAAAATACTACAAACAAAGTCTTGGATTGGTAACAACTGTAGAACATAATGGCCAAAGAAGATACAATGAAAAAGATAAATTTAGCTTTTTCTATAATACAACTTATAAAACAAATATTCAAATGCAAGGTAATCTTGGACATATAATTGTCTATTTAGACTATTATATACAGGAAGAAGTTTTAGCATTATATTATAATCAAGAAGAGTTTGTATTTAATTTTGATACTAAAATGGTAAAAGAAAAAGGTATAGATTTTTATTTAGGACACCTTCTTAAAACAGTTGAAACTCAATATGAAGAAAGAGTTAAAGAAGCTGAAGAAAAGAAAATTGAAGTCAAAAAAGAAGGAAATGCAGATGTTTTGAAAGAAAATCCAGGTATGGTAACTTATGAAGATTTAAAAGCATATTTAGCTGAAAAAGCAAAAAATAGATATACTAGTTAAGAAAATTCTTCATAAGGAAGTAATATATTTCTTTTTTAGTTTCTTCATCAAAATCATCAAAATCAAATTGATAATCTAACTCATCAACAATTTTATGAAGATAAATTTTATTTTTATCTTTTCTCCATTCAATTGTGTTAAATAGTAAATCATTGACTAATTGAATATCTATAACAACTTCAAATAAGTCTATTGCAAGCCATTTAACTATCGGTATAATATTACTTTTATAATCCATAAATTATATATTAATGTTCTTATACAGATACAATCATAATCTTTATTTATTTGAAAATTTATTTATAATTATTAAAAATAATATATAAAGTAATGAAAAAAATAACAGAAGAACTATTAAAGGATGCTTTTATTGATTTAGTTGATAATGGTTGGATCCCTAGTATAGGGAGTGAATATTACACTATTCATAGTGGGGGCGGCGAAGATTTAGAATCAGGTAAAACAATATTTAATACTTTAAAAAAATTCTTAAATTCAAAGCCACTCTGGTCAAATATAAATACTACAGTAGAATGTAATAAGAAAATTGTTATCTACATAAGTAATCCAAATAATAATGTTTTAAAATTTAAAGAATATAGAGAGTTTCAACAAGAATTTTTAGGTTGTTTGGGTAATTTTTGTGATGAAATTGGTATTGATGAGGATAAAGTTAATGTTGAGAATGAATCTAATTCTGATTTGATTTATTTGTTTAAAATTTCTATTATACAAGATATGTTTAATATTGAAAATATTAATAAATTTATTAATTTTGAGAAAAGTTTTAATACTAAATTTAGAACATTTAATATATCAATTGGACTATATGACGATGGTATAAAATTAAACATACCAGATGATGTAAGTGGTAGTAATAAAGATGGTTGGTATAATGAAAAACGAAAAGCAATGGAAATGATTAAAAAAGATTTTGATATTGAGAAGAAAGATTTTTCCATATATTTGCATCCAAAATTTGAATTCATCCAAAATGAAAATATTTAACTATACACAATTTATAAAGGAATCAACTGATTTATCACTACATTATCTTCCATCTTATGAAGATTGTGTTGAAATGTGTGCTAAAGTAGAATCTGCATTTTATGAATCAAAATTTGTGATTGATGGATATAATATTTCAGTATTTAACTACCGTCTTGCTCAATATAAAGATTTTGTTACACCATTAGAAAATAGACTAGAGGTTAAAGCTTATGAAATGAGAGGCCTTACATTTGTATTCAATAAAGATGGTTCATTATTTAGAAGATTTTTATTGCTTGAAAAGTTTTTCAACTTAAATCAAGTTCCTGAATCTATGTATTCTATTGTTAAATATTATAAAATTAAATTTATTAATAATAAAGAAGATGGATCTATAGCTTCATATATCAAATTGCCTAATGGTAAAGTTTTAGGTAAATCTAAAATGGGATTTGATAATGAACAAGCTAATGGTATTAATAGAATATACAGAACTAGAACAGATGTTAAAATATTTGTTGATTGGTGTTTGCAGAGTGAAATTACCGCAATTTTTGAGTATGTATCTCCCTCAAATAGAATAGTATTAAGATATTTAGAAGAAGATCTTATTCTTTTAAGAATGAGAGATAATAAAACTGGTAAACACTTAAATATTAAGGATTATTTAGATAAAATTTCTACTATTAGAATTGCACCATTTGAGGATGATAATAAAGATTTAGATTCTTTGGTAGAAGTTATTGCTAAAGAAGTTGATAAAGAAGGTGTTATTGTTCAAACAGAAGATAAATATGGTAGAGACTTTTTCTTTAAAATAAAAACTCCTTGGTATTGTGAACGTCATGGATTATTAACTAATGATATTTACAGAGAACATATTATAATTAAATATATTTTAGATGATAAAATTGATGATGTTCTTGGTCAAATACCAGAAGATGAAAAAGAAGCACATTTAAGAATAAATAAAATTATTCAAATTATTAAAAAATCTATTGATGAAAAAGTTGATGATATCGAGAATTCATATCAAACTTACTTAAATATGGGTTCTAATAATAAAGAATATGCTTTAAAATTTTATAGAAAAGAACCTAATTTTTCATATGTAATGGGTTTATCTAAAGGTGCAGATATTTATGATTTAGCAAAAGATTGGTTAAGAGATAAAACTAAGAGATTAATGTTAGCTAGAGATTTCTTAAAAAAGAAAGATCCAACCCTTTTCTTTCAAGAACCAGATGATGAAAATGAGGATAATTAAAAGACATCAAAGTGTCTTTAATTTATATTATATTATAATAGATAATTATAAACTTTTTATATCTTATATTTCCAGATATATCCGGCATAAGTATTCTTATCACCTTTACAACATTTTGATATTTGACTTCTACTCAATGAACTATCATTCCTTTCAATTTCTCTTAGACTTTTCCACTTATTTATTAAATTCATGTCTAAATCATATTGTAATATCTCACTTCTTTTTATTTTAGTACCCTTTATAGAGTTTCTTATTTTTTCTTTCTGTTCCTCAGTTCTAGGTACTCTATTACCCACATTCTTGGAATTGTTTAGTTTAGATTGTCTCAATTTCTCATTGTGATCATCATCCATTTTTAATCCATAAGCCCAGTGATTTTGTGGTGTTGAAAAATATTCTTTAAGTGTGTTACTTATTTTTTCTTTAACTAAAGTATCATTACTCTTATTAGGATTATTTAATTTCATTCTTTCCGAATAATATTCTCTCAACTCTAATGATTTTTCCAAACCTACAATTTCTTCAAGAGTTTTACCTTTTTTAGCAGATGACATTTTATTTTTTGTCTCTATTGAGAACTCAGTAACATCACTAACATAGGAATTAGTTAATCTACAACCATCATTTGTTAATTTTTCAATATAATATCTTTCTCTTATATTTGATTGTTTTAGATTATTACATTCCTCAACTAACTCAATTATAGGTAATAATCCCTTTGATTTTATTTTTCTTATCCAACATGACTTATGTGTATTATAAGAGCTAGAATTCTCATTACAGGAAGATGATATATGTTCATTAAACCTTCTCATAATATTATCACTTTGTCCAATATATCTTATTTCATTTGTTATTGGGTCAATAAGTTTATAAATATATCTCATAATTTCACTTTCTTTTATATATAAATTTTTATATTGTCCCTTGGTCTATACCGAAAACTTTTTTTATTTAGATTCTATAATAATAGTCAGTTGATAATGATAAATTTAATTAAATAAGACTATTTGTCACTATTAAATTAAATAATATGTCAAAAATGCATAAATATAATTTTGGTATAAAAATTGAATATTGTTAATAACAAAAAATAAATTAAATAACTATGAAAAAAAATGATGTAATAATTGGAATTGATCTTGGAACCTCTACTAGTTGTGTTGCCATAGTAGAAGGTGGTGATCCTGTAGTAATCACAAATTCAGAAGGTAAGAGAACAACTCCTTCGGTTGTTGGATTTACAGAAAATGATCGTAAAGTCGGTGATCCTGCTAAAAGACAAGCAGTAATAAATCCAACAAAAACAGTTTATTCAATAAAAAGATTTATTGGAAAAGATTTTAGTAAATGTGCTGATGAAATTACAAGAGTTCCTTATAAAGTTGTAAATAATGGATCAAATGTTCCATCAGTTCAAATAGATGATAGAAAATATACTCCTCAGGAGATATCATCTATGATACTTCAAAAAATGAAAAAAACTGCAGAAGATTATCTTGGACACGAAGTAAAACGTGCTGTTATTACAGTACCAGCTTATTTTGGAGATGCTGAGAGAACTGCAACAATAGAGGCTGGTAAAATAGCTGGACTTGAAGTTGAACGTATTATTAATGAACCAACTGCGGCAGCTTTAGCTTATGGATTAGATAAAAAAAATAAAGATTCAAAAATCTTAGTATTTGACTGCGGTGGTGGTACTCACGATGTATCAGTTCTTGAAATTGGTGACGGTGTATTTGAAGTTAAATCTACTGATGGTGATGTACACTTAGGTGGTGATGATTTTGATAATGCAATTATCACTTGGATGGTTGACGAATTTAAATCAGATAATTCAATAGATTTATCTAAAGATCCAATGGCTCTTCAAAGATTAAAAGAAGCAGCTGAAAAAGCTAAGATTGAATTGAGTTCAACAACTGAAAGTGAAATTAATCTTCCTTATATAATTGCAAGAGATGGAATGCCACTTCACTTTGTTAAGAAATTAACACGTTCTAAATTTGATCAACTAACTTCTTCCCTTGTAGATAGAGCTATTGCTTGTGCTAAAACAGCATTAAAAAATGCTGGTATTAAAGCATCAGATATTGATGAAATTATCTTAGTAGGTGGTTCTACTAGAATTCCATCAATTCAAGAAGCAATTGAAAAGAACTTTAATAAGAAACCTAATAAATCTGTAAATCCTGATGAAGTTGTTGCAATTGGGGCAGCTATTCAAGGAGCTGTATTAAATGGTAGCATTACTGATGTTCTTCTTCTTGATGTAACTCCACTATCATTGGGTATTGAAACAATGGGTGGTGTTTTTACAAAATTAATTGAAGCAAACACAACAATACCAACAAGAAAATCTGAATCATTCTCAACTGCGTCTGATAACCAACCATCTGTTGAAATTCATGTTCTTCAAGGTGAAAGGCCGATGGCACGTGATAATAGATCACTTGGTAGATTTCACTTAGATGGTATTATGTCAGCTCCTCGTGGTGTTCCGAAAATTGAGTGTACAATTGATATTGATGCCAATGGTATTCTTTCTGTAACTGCAAAAGACCAGGCAACTGGTAAAGAAAATAAAATTCGAATTGAAGGTGGATCACAACTTTCTAAAGAAGAAATAGAAAGAATGAAGGCAGAAGCTGAAGCAAATGCTGAATCAGATAAACTTGAAAAAGAAAAAGTTGATAAATTAAATCAAGCAGATACTATGATTTTTCAAACTGAAAAACAAATTAAAGAATTTGATGAGAAATTACAAGATTCTGATAAAACGGAATTGAATGATATTCTTAACGAACTAAGATCATCTCATAAAGAACAAGATATTAGTAAAATTGATTCTGATATGAATAAATTAAATGAAACTTGGAATAGAATTAGTACTAATTTATATTCACAGACTAATTCAGAACCTCAAGATGGTCAAAAAGTCGAAGATGTTAATTTTGAAGATGTTAATTAATAAAAATAAAAAACCCACTAAAATTTAGTGGGTTTTTTATTTAAAAATTTATTATATTTATAGAATGAAATATAATATAGGAGATGTTCTAACATGTAAATTCATCTAAAAGACTGGGATAAACATTTTATATCACTAGATGTTTACCGTGAATTTCAATTAAGGAAAATATTAAACTAAATTAATCATCATCGTTATCAACTGTATCAAAGAAGAGATGATTAACCTTAAAGAAGGTGATAATTTTAAAATTAAATATTTATCTTCTGGTGAGGAATTAATCACTAAATTTATTTGTTTTGGTAAAAAGAACTCATTTAAAGACTCTTAGTATTATTAATTTTATTTATGCCCTCGTTCAACAATTGAAAAGTTTGAACTTCAAAATTTATGTTCTTAATTTCTTTTATTATATCATGATAAACCATTAACATGAATTCATCATCTT